GCGACTCGCCGCCCCTTGGCGTCCATGTCTCTCACGTTGTCGGCTTGCGTCCCCAGGCGCAGATGCGCCGGATTGCAACAGAGCCGATTATCGCAGGTGTGTAGAACGACCGTGCCGTGGGGACCTTCGCCCTCTGGGATGGGTCCGTGCGTGACTTCCCAAACGGCGCGGTGAGCGAGCACCTTTCCGGCTGCCCGACCGCCTCGCCCTATGACGCCGTAACCAGCGATCTTCGACTTTGCGAGCCAAGGCCAACATTCGTCTGGAGATCGTCGATCAATTTGACGCCAAAGGCGTTGCGATAGCGACCCGCGAGCCTTGGCCCCGTCTTCAACCGTCCCCGTTGTGCGGAGCCGATTGTAGTGCGCGGAACAAAGCTCGCTGGCCGTGACGTAAATGGGCCTCTTACAGCCCTCAACCCGACAATCTCCCATGCCTTGTCATTAGAACAAAACATGAATAGTGTCAAGGCTGTTAACTAACTCGTGGTCAAATCCGCGATTACGCCACTGCCCTTCTCGTTACAGCTCTCAAGCGTGAACTCGACGCTGAGGAGCTGGCGATCACTGTGGCCGGTCTTGGCGAGGTCCTCGACCTTGAACGGCTGGTAGTAGCACAGCTTCCACATCTCGGGATCGACCACGAGGGCCGAGCGCGAGCGCGAGAACTGGCTATAGACCATGTTCACGCGACCGAAGTCCGACACATACACGTCGGCACCAGCAATGATCGTCGCCAGCTTGCCCTGCGCCTGCTGACGCTGGGCTGCGATGCCCTGGAATGACGAAGCGGCCTGCTTGTTGAACGAACCCAACAGAACAAGGGCGCCGTCAACTTCGCCGCCGTTATCGGCCATCGAAGCCAGAACCGACTTCAGCATGGACTCGTCGAACGCAACCTGGGTGCCGTCCGTGGCCGCAGCCTGGATGCCAGCCGAGAACGCCGTGGACGAGCCGCCAACGCCGCGAACCGCATTGGTCTGAATCCATGCCTCGAAACCAGCGCACTCACGAGCGGTGCCCGCAGCGCCAGCCGCCGACGCATAGTTGCCCGTCAAACGAGCTTCCATGTCGCGCTTGATTTCCTTGATGCGCTTGGAGCGCTGATAGGAAAGCTCGTCGCCGCGACCGGCCTTGTCGCCAACGCGGTTGGACGAGGCGACCTGGATCACCTTGTCCATCAACTGGGTGTAGTTGCCCAGCCGAACGGTTGCGGTCGCAGTGTCGTTGCCCGGATCGTCGCCTTCGATCACCTTGTTGGTGCCGTCAGCGGCGGCCAAAGCGTCGGTCTGCCATTCCTGTCTGTTACTTTCGGAGGACCGACCCTCCTACTGACCGCAACGTGCGGCGGTTGCCCGCGTAGGCAACTCCACGGCTCTCACCGTGGGTCGGACTATATCATCAAGCAGCTTTTTGCTGCTCGCCAAGCATGTAGTCTCTGAGGTTACGTGGCACGTGCAGGTAGGGCATTGCTGCCCAACGTTCGACGCGCTCCTGTTTGCGAGCGATGCGGAAATAAGCTCCAGCATCAACCCATGAGCGCATCTTGATCGTCACGCGGCGAGGAACCCGATAGCCGGGCTTGCGCGGCGTTTCCACGCCGACCTTGCCGTGAACGATACCAACCGATTGAATGAGCTTCAGGAAATCAAAGAACCAATCGTCCGTTGACTTGAAGCCCATGTGAGCTTGTCCGCGCCCTTCTTTGAGGCAGACATAGCCCTCGGAATCCATGAGGCCGGCGATGAACGCCAGTTTGGTTTCCTTATCGGCGGAAAATATCCAGCTAGGCAATTTCGCCTTCCCGCGCGTTTCCTCTACCAGTGCCTCGCATATTTGCGGGCAGAGGCAGGCTAGCGACACGTTCGGCTTACTGCTTTTGCTTACTGCATGTGTGCAAACGGTGACCTTCCGATCGGTGAAGCATCTAATCGCCTCCGCCGTCGCTTCTGCGAAGTCGGGATCGATAGTGTTCAACCTGAATATCGGACGCCCGCTATTCGTTGTTACACAGCCATCGCCAAGGAATACTCCTAGGAGATAGCCCCACGTCTTACCTGCTGATTGTCCAATCCTGTGCATTTTCACGCTATGGTAGCACAGGCTCTAAGGAGTTTCCAGCATTTAGCTCGGTTTTAGAACCACAAATTAGCTATGGTTCTTCTGCTTCGCGTCGCCCCGTCCGATACTGGACATGAACGGGGTTTTGGTCGGCGAGATGTCGTGGATAACGTCGGTCAAATCTTCCCGACGGCCTACCGCTTGGTAGGTCTGATACGTGCCTGAAGGAACGGACATTTACTGTCTCTTTTCGTTATTTGGGTTTGACGAAGAAGCTGTCGAGGACGCGCAGTTCTGCGTCTCTGTCCCCGTGCTTCATGGCTTCGCGATCCGATGCGTAGCGGGCCTGCTGCTGCGCCCCTGGGGCCTGTTTCTGGCCTGGGGTCGCCTGCTTGGGCAGGGACTTTGCGGCGCGCACCTTCTCCATCTTCTTGGCGTTCAGGGCCTTGAGCTTGAGGCTGTCAGCCCTCCACTCGGCGGCGACCTTCATCGCTAGAATATCGGAGGCGCGGGCTTGCTCGATCAGTTCGTTCGGATAGCCAAGCTCCCTGGCGACGGATGACAGCTGCTGCCGCAGTGCCGGGCCGTTCGTGGGGTCGAGGTATTCCGGGAATGTTTCGACGATCAGTTGGTGTTCGCGGGCCATTTCCTGTTGACGGGCGATGGCTTCGCGCTGTTGGGCCTGCTCGGCATATTGATGGGCCTGCTGCTGCAACTCGCGTTGCTGGGCTGCGGCACCCTCATATTCTGCCTGCTTGGCGTAGAAACCCGCTGGATCATATTGCAGCATTGCCGGGTCAGGGCGCTGCGGCATGATCTGCTGGGCGTATTGGGCAAGCTGTTCCGAGACGCTGCGTTCATATTGAGCAAGCTGCTGATAGGCAGACTGCTCGATTTCCTGCTTCGCTCGGGCCGCTTCCTGAGACTTCTGCTGCACAAAGCGCTCGCGATCAGCTTCCCGCTTCTGCACAATCTCTTGCGCTTCACGGGGCAGCGTTGCGAATACCGCCTTGGCTTCGGCGTCCCACGATACCGGGGCTTCGATGGGCGGAAGGTCGTCGGCTTCCGCTTCTAGCTCGGTGTCGTCATCGGCTTCTTCCTCAACCTCATCGGTCGGTTCTGCCGGCTCTTCGTCCTGAGGCTCCTCGATTGCATCCTCGAAGGCTGCGTTAAGGCGTTCTTCGGGCGTCAGTTCGGGAGCAATTTCGCCTCCGACTGCCCCCTGTTCGGGTAGCTGGGTCATTGGTGGTCCTTTTCAGACTCTTATTGGCCCCTCAGGGCATCGCCGGGTGTCCCGGTCGATCAGTGTGGCAGGTAGGCCCTGCTCTTATCGTTATCTCGCTGGCACCATGCCGAAGATGCGCCGATGGGCCGGAGACATGCGCTCCAGCTTCTCAGCCAGCAACTTGTCCTTATCGGCCACGCTGCCGTCCATGATTACAGCCTTCAGACCGTCCTCGATCGCATCCACGACGCGGATCGCGGTGGACAGGGCAGCCATCTTGTCGCCCCTTACATTGCGATCCAGTTCAAGCGCAGCCAGTTCGATGATGCGCGACGTGTAGGCGTCACGGGCCTCGGTCAGGATCGGGGTGATGAACTCGTCCAAGGCCCGCTGTGCGCGCTCGGCGCGGGCAATGCGCTCTTGTGGGGTCATATCGCGCCCTCCCGCTTCGCAGATTTAATCAGGAGTCCGATATTGCCTGCAAGCTCTTGCTCAGCCTTCTCGCGCTCGACGGATCGGCTACTGACCAAATATGTGCTTGGCTCGCGAGGCGATTGGACAGGACGGCGAACAGGCCTCCCATCGCGCCAAATTTCGGCAATAGCGATCCACTTGCCCACACCGCGAACCGTCTCGCGGTGGACTTCCCAGGTCACTTATCCAGCCTCCCGCCCTTGCGGAGATTCTTGATCTTCGCGCCGGCCTCAGCGTCCTTGCGGCTCGCGTCTCGGTCGTTGGCGTGGGCCTGCACTCTCAGCTTCATTGCCTCAAGCTGCGCCTCATACTGCTGTTCTTCGCGGGCCAGTTGCGCCTCGACGAACGCCTTCTGCTGGGCCAGCATGAATTGTTGCTCGGCGTCCTCGCGGGCCAGCACCATCTTGCCCTGAATTTCCATCAGCTTGAGTTGGAGCTGCGCCTGATTGTGCGAGTGCTTCATTTGAAGCTCGGCCTGTTTGGCCTGAATGTCAGCCTGAACCTTCATCATAGCCGGGTCGGGCTGTGGCTCCTGTGGTTCAGCGTCGTCCGGGTGCGTGTACACGTCGTTCGGCTGAAGGCCGGCGTCCTTACACATGGCCGTCAGGTTGTTGTAAACGTTTTCAGGGGTGACCAGTGGGCTTCCCGATGCCAACAGAGCCTCATGCGACTGGGCGATCATCGAACGGTAGCCAATCCGCTCGTCTTTGGTCCCTGACCCCAGCCCAACCTTGACGTTGATCTCCAAATCCTCCGGCCATTGGCTCGGATCGACCTGGCGATATTCGCCATCGACCTTGATCTGGAACGGCTGGCCGTAGCGGCGCATCATCGACACCTTGCGCATGAACAGCCGCGCCACACCTTCCGCGAAGTTGCGGATAATGTAGCGCTCCATCTGCTGGCCACGGCTCATCAAGGCCTTTTGGCCAGATGCGGTGTCGTTCAGCGTGTCCTCGTCCACGCCCTTGTTGAGGCGGGTGATGCCGGTCCTTGACTCACGCTGGCGGGTTTTGAACTCAATGGCCTCGAACGCGATCGAGCTGATGTCCTGAACCTGTTCGGGAATCGGAGGATTCACGCCTTTATAGCGGACAATCCTCCGGGGCCGGACGGTTAGAAGATCGTCAAGGGTGTTCTCGCCAACTGACTCTTCGTGGATCAGGGTGCCGGGGGCGACGCTCATGTACAGAGAGTCGAGAGCATTGCGCTCTAGCGCGGTGTTGACGCGCTGAATGTCCATCGACTTGTCGGCCAAGCTCTGACCGACCAGCACCCCCGGCATGGGGTATGGGCACCAATATTCAAACGGTTGGTAATCAACCTCCTTGACCTCAAGGATCGTGTTGCCGACGCGGTGGACGCAAAGCCTTTCCGCTATCCCGTCGCCGTTGAGATCGAACAGCACATACTCTTCATCCAGCCACACCTTGCGGAGCGGACCTTGAAGGCTGCTGCCGGTGATGTCGCGACCGTTGTTGCGAGCAAAACGGAGGCTGTCGCTGAGGTTATTCTCGCCCTGTAAATCCTGCACTTGCTCCCATGGGAACCCCATCTGAACGAGGTCCGACAGGCTCTTTTCGCATTTGTGCGCGACGTAATGGTTGCGATCGAGGTCGGTGTAGCCCTTGGCAAAGCGGAACTCTTCCAGCGGCACATGATAATCAGGGAACGCGGCCGGCCCTTCCTCAAGGGTGACGACCTTGAACACCCCGGGCTCGACTTCTTCAGCCTCCAGGATACCAGCTTGCTTAAGCTCGTCCTCGGTTTCGCCGGGAAGAAGCTCCGCCGGTATCAGCTGCTCCTGGCGCTGGACCTTGCGCTCGACGCATGATTTGACGACACCGATCTTCTCGTTAAGCCCGGCCTTGGCCCAGTCGTGAATAACTGTATATCCGCGCTTACGGCGATAGATGTAGTGCATCGCCTCCGTGGCGTCGTCCACCACATCTTCTTCTTCATGCGAGGTTGGTTCAAACTCAACGATCCGACCAGACCCGCAAATCACGTCGATGATCGAGGTCAGCATGTAATCCGTGACCTCGGCCACGTCGCGAGCAACTACCTGTGAGCGACCATCTTCCTCATCTCCATACGGCTCGCCGTTATAGGACTTTATCGCCTCTTCAACTTCCTGAAGCAGCGTGCCGTCAAAGGCGTCCTCTTCCTCGGTCTTGAGGAACGAGAGAAGGTCGGGATTGTCGTACATGCTCTAGACAATCCCTCTTGATGAATAGACGACCGGCTTGGCCGCCTGACGATCACGCGGCTTACCGATCGCGAAAGTCCGAAAAGCGTCGGACGGGTCGCTGGCCCAGTCGTGCAGCGGGGTGTCGCGATAGGCTTTCAGCTTCTCGTCCCACACGCGCCGATAGGAGCGCAGAGCATCAAGCCCCCGCTCCGTCTTTTCCTTGTCGAACCAACATATCGGCAGGATTTGCCGGACCTCGTTAATGTCGTTGGCGACGCTCTTGGTGCGCGGGACAATGCGGACGCCGCTAAGGCCCATGCCCTCGACCGTTTCCTTGATTGAGCCGGTCGTGCTGACCAGTTCCTCATGCTCGGCGTCGTGGGGAAGAAGGTGCTCGCCGTAATTGTAGGGCTTGGCCTTCAGCTCCTTGACGTAGTAATCAATTCCGACGCTGGTGTTGGCGAGATAGTCGATGATCGCCCACCCGGTGCCGTATCGCTGGATAAACCATATCGCTGTCGCATCGTTGCGCCCCAAGTCCCAGGCTGTGTGAACCTGAGCCTGAGGGTTATAGGGAACGGCGGTGATCCGACCGTCCTGCTCCAGCTTATCGATGATCCTCGCGTAATAGGCGCCGGGCAGCCCAGCGGAGAAGCTGGTGAGATATTCCTGCTCGAATATCGCCCGCCCGTCTTCTTCACCGCGCTCCGAAATCAACTCGGCCAGTTCGGAGTCGAGCGTTTCCTGGCTGAATACCCCGGTATCCGTTGCGACCAGGCGCTCAGCGAACCAGTCAGGCAGCTCCAGCCCCATGTCATACATGCGCTTGGCGTGGTTCAACCCGCGCGGCGTGGTGATGAAAATGGCCCACCCGCCGTTCTCGGCAAGGATCGGCCTAATCAGCGACCACGCTTGAGGATTGCTTAGCGCCCATTCGGAGAACACCACGCCGACCGGCGGCGATCCGACTAGCGCGTCATAATTATCGGAGCCGATGACTTGCCACGTTGACCCGCATTTGAAGCGGATCATCATGTCTTGCTCGCGGGTTGTTTCCCTCAATTCCTTGGGAAACGCCCAATCGATGCGCCTCTGCCCCGTGTGCGGGTCAACCGCGTCCCAGATCGCCTTGCGCGCCTGGTTCTGCTGCGGGAGAAGGTGCCAGTAAGGACCAACGCGCTCATGAGCCGCGCAGGACGTGAACTGAAGCGCTACGTCGTCCTTACCGTGCCGCCTAGGCCAGATGGCCACGGCGCGCTTGCCGCCGCCATGCATGTAGCGCCACAGCGGCTCCTGATAGTCCCTTGGCTCCCACTTGTTGGGGAGAAGGATTTTGGTCACGGCTTGTTGACGATGACCGTTATGCCGACCTCTTCGCCATCCGAATCAACCGGCGCTCGTCTAGGATGCACATAGGGGGCAGCGGCCTTCGCTGCGTCCATGCGAACGTCGAATGTCTTATCCTCGTCTCGCAGGGCGGCAAGCATGAACTCAAGGGGTGTGAGGCCCGAGGCCGCAATCGCTCTTTCCTTGGCGGCGGTGGCTTTGTTCGGGGTGCCCTTGCTCCGGCCACCCGTCTTGCGACCGGCAGCCATCTACTCTGCCTCTACTTTAGACATGTGTAATCCTTCCGTTTCCGCTGCCTAGGGCTGGGCGGTGACAGGATCGTCAGTTGGTGATCGGTCTAATAGGCCCGCTGAAGTGACAGGTGATAAACCCATCTTCCTCAACACATTCCATGTTCTCGAAATCGCCGTCGCATTCGGGTGGTTCAGCATCGCGGCCGAGCCAGAAATAATACCTCACCCGTCCAGCCCAAAGTCATAATCATCGAACAGGCGAAGGCCCAGGATGGTCAGGCCAGCGAGAATGGTGAGGCCCGTTGCCAGGCCGAAGATTGCGGCTTGCTTCATTGCCTAATTCCCCGTCCAGCTATCGTTGTCGGGACGATTATGCCCGAGGTAGGCTATGCGTTTGCCGATGAGGTAGATTGCCAGTCCTTGTAGCGGCCAGCGGCGGCAGCGGCGGGTGTCCCACCAGGGCTTCAGCTTCATCCTAATCCGAACGGGCCAATGACTATGGTTCCGCCACCACCCTTGCGGGCTTCGGAGAGCTGCGCTTCAAGGTCGTCAACGCGGTTGGTCAGCTCCAATAGCTTCATGCCACGGTCGCTTTCCATGACGGCCCAATCAACTAGGCCCAGGGCTAGCTCTTTGCGGTTCTGGAGCTTGGCTGTGTTGCTCTTGCCCGTTGCGTATGGCCCGGCGAGTTCAAAGGCGTAGAGTATCTCATGGGGATGCAGCTCTAGACCGTCGTCCTCGGCATCCACGGGATAACCTCCCTACGCAAAGCAGTTGAGCAGCGCGATCACCAGCAAGCTTGCCCAGCCAAGCATTTCCAACTTATCGTGTGTGGGGAGGTCGCTTAGACATTCCATGCGATCCTCCGAATCTTTCCCGCCAGCTCACTAGAGCCATCAGCGTCGCCCAGGTTGGCTTTTCGAGATTGCATTTGGATAGGGCTGGCGGGTCGCGCCGCTGTTTCTCGGTGTCGTGGCGCGAGTACAGAAACGCCCGCGAAACCATGATGGGCTGCGGGCGCAATTCCAAGTTTTGCTATTATGCCCCAAATCTCCGGACTTGTCAAGACAAATGTGGAACGAAGTGTGAAATATTCACGAACAGCCTATGCCGCCCTCCTCATCTCCAACCCGCCATCCACGAGCGCCAGCAATGCCCTCACGCACGCTTGAAGCCGCGCCCAGTCATCCGCCGTGGGGAATCCGCTAACCGGCTTTCCCTTGCGCCTCAGGCCCTCAGCTATGATCTTGGCGGCCCACGGCGTGATCTCGTCGCCCCAGCAGCGATCGACTACCAAATCCATAAGAACGCCGCGCTCATAGCCTGTGACGGCCATGTCCATGCGATCGAAGCGCCGATCAGCGGCAGTCTCGCCAAGGAAGGCTGAGATTGATTTGTCAGCGCGCTCATACTTGCCGGTCTTGGGCGCCGTTTCCCGGTAGCGAGACCAGTAGTGCTCGCCAAAGAACCTGCCGGCGTCCCTCATGTCCTGAGGGTCCAATCCGTACCCGTCGAACAGCCCAAGGGCGTGTAGCTGGCCGATCCCGTCGCAAATGTCCTGGTCGATTTCGCCCACGCGCCCATCCGGCCCTTTAGTGGGGCGATGCCATGCGAACAGCTCGCGCCGCTCCAAGATGTAATCAGCTGGCGGATTGCGCTCTTGCAAAGCGTTCTTGCCCCGCGACAGGCGGCCTGATTTGGTTCGCTGACCTTTAACGCGCTTCGCCATTGTCCCACCCTCCCTTATGCCCGCTCAGCTATCCAGTAGTGCCCGTCCTTGCCGCACCATTCGAGATGGTGCTTGCCGGCAGCATTGAGATTGGCGTTGCCGCGCTCGATCCAGAATCGCATTCGCGCCGCCTTGTCCGCGTCACTGTCGCCGCGCGGCATGTCGATCGGACATTTTTCATAACGCTTGTCAGTTGCTGCTCCCTGGGGTCGGGCTGCGTAGGGATTATCCGCCATAGCTGCCCTCCAAAATTCGGGTGAATGACTTGGGTTGAAGCAAAAAATCTAAGTCGGCCTTCCAGCCACGGTCGTTCTCGCCGCAAAGGAACGGCGTTCTGGGTATTTTCCAGATGGCCTCGGTGATGTCCTCGACCTTGTGCCGGGCTGTGAAGGTCCGCAGTTTCTTGCGGCGCTCCGGTGTCATCCTGGCTTTCGGCAAGCCAGCCTCATCGGCCATCAGGTTGTAGGCTTCCAAAACCAAAGTCGGCGGATCGGCTGGGGGCGTAGTTTCGCTAGAAACTACGGGGGATATAGGGGGGTTA